CGGCATAGGCTGTGGCTGTGACCCATGCGGATGTAGTGGACGTGGTATGCAACACCTGTCCGCCATCGTAGTAAACCCTCATGTAGAGGTTCCCGAACTCAAGTATGTACGCCTGTGTGGTGGAGAAGACGAATGGCACAAGACGGGTGAAGGCACTTGCTGTCTTGACTGATGCCACGTAGCGTGACCCTGGTCGGCGGTAGGCTCCCCCCTGTGGAAGCACAAGGAAGTTCTCCATTGTCATGCAACCGTTGTAGTATTTCTCAATGTCCGTGCGACCGTACATATTTGGCGACAGTTCACCCGCCGTGAAGTTGGTCAGGATGCTGTCAACTGTACGCATTAAGACCTCTCCTCAATGTACGTGTGGTACTCGTTGACCTGATACCCTGCGCCGGAAGCGTCATCGCTCAATGCGTCCTGCAGTGTCTTCTGGTAGAGTTCGTATGCCATCCGTGCCCGTGAGTCCTCTCCCGTCAGGGCAACGCCCACCTGTGAAGCCACAAGGTAGGATAGTGCCGAGCGTGCCTTAGCCGTCCACGTGTTGAGGTCATCGTTGCTGTAGATGTAGCAGATGTATATGGACGAGTCGTTGCAATGTATCTGGTCTCCTATGACGAGCCAATCGTCGGAGCCGTAAACCGCCTTCTCCCTGTCCTTGACGAGTCTCACGAAGTCGTCAGGGAACTCGAAGGCGTAGGAATAGTCATGGTTGGGGGACGTTGTTTCCGCCGTAAGGGTCGCGAGTTTCTTGGCGAAAGACCAGTCACCCTCGGAGAGAAATTCCTCAAGGCAGTCGTCATATACGGTGCTACAGACCCTCGCCCTCTTGTTGTCGTCAACAAGCGTGGATATCGTGTCCTGTCCGAGGAAGACCAACGCCTTGTTGCAAATGGTTACTGAATCCGCCATACACTACTCACCACCGTTCAGCCAATCTATTGTGGGTTCACCGAAGAACTCACCTGTCCAGCCGGACAGTGAGCGCACCTTCGGTTTGAACAAAGCCGTGTTGTCCGTCCAATGCCAATGTATTCCCCTAACCCCGAAGTCGAAGTGGGGATGCGTTTCAAGGCTGTCCCAATAGTGCCCACTGTCATCCTCTGGGCATCCTGCGAGGCAGATACGCCTGTAACCCATCGCTATCGCTATGACCACCCCGAAGTTGCCGGACAGGTTGGGCTTGAAGTCGCGTATCAGTTTCCACACCCTGTCGGCGGGATCTCCTGCGGAGTGCGTGATAAAATCCCTGTGGTTCAGTTTCGCCTTGCGCAAGTCCCTGTAGATGTTCACCCTGCCTATGTCGTAACATGCGGCGTGTGTGGCGTAGAACCCCTTTTTCATCGGGTAGTGGACTATGGCATCGTTGAGAAGCATCACGTCGGAGTGGACGTTCATAGTCCAGTACCGTTTCAGGTCTTCCCATACGCACCTGCCACAGCCGACCACCAACAGAGGTTTGTCGCCAGTGACCGTATGTGGTGGCGAGGCTCCTTCGCCAATGACTCCGTTGGAACACCATGTCTCCGCCATAAGATCTCCAATAAGTTGAAAGGGGGGCCGAAGCCCCCCATTGTCGTTAGTCCTGCACGTACCAGACGAACATCTTGATGGTGCCCGTCATAGCCTTGGTTCCCGTGGTGACTATCATGTACTCGTCCGCATCGAGCGGTTCGCCGAGGTTGTCCAGTACATTGAATGTTGCCGAACCTGCGGCGACCCCGACAGCAGTCTTGGTCATGTACTCGTCCGTATCGGTTCCGTCTCCGACTTCGAGAGTGCCCCCCGTAGTACCGAGGTCGTCAAACCAGACCTCGCCACGGATAATCCTTGCGCCCTTTGGAACGAAGCACATGGAAATCGTGGAACCGGCAGTTATAGCCGAAGCCTCGTAAGAGTCGTAGGAACACTTCACCCTTGCCCCCCATTCGCCGGGGTCAAGCATTGTCCCTGCACGCTCAAGAGTCCTGTGTACACCGTAGTAAGTACCCATCAGTTAATCCCCCTTCCCCTTTACGTGATTACTCGGAGCAAAGAATCTTGCCGACTGCGGTCTCGTTCATGCGAGTGGAACCCATAGTGAGAGAAGCCTGAACGAGTATTGCGTTCCCCTTCTGGGGTATCGGGTCGATGGCAACCTGAATGTCCTGACCCATACCGAGAAGCAGACCGCTCTTGTGCCAGTACAGGCACTCACGGTAGTTACTTCCATCGGTGGAGAGGCGGTTGCTCATGATGAACTTGAATCCGAGGAAGGTATCAACCTCACCGGAAACAAGAGCCTTCACGCTGTTGTAGTCCGAAGACGTGATGGCGGTAGCGGAAAGCAGTTCGCTCAACTGGAGCGGAGAAATGGCGATAAACCTGTCGTTCAGAGGAACATCCTTCTCGTCAAGGAGCCTCTTGGCGTAGCGGAGTTTTGCCACGTTCATCCCTGTTGCGCCGGAACCACTGTCACGAACAGTTACCGCCACGGTCATATTGCTGTCGTAACTGGTGGAGGTTGCGCCAGTCTCGCCCGTGTAGGCGGTGGCGAGTGCGGCGGCTACCACGGAATCGTCGATAGACCTGTTGAGAGCCATTACGTGGTTCATGGCATACTCGTTCATCGGGTTGTTGAGTATCCTGATGAGGTCTTCCTTGTCGATGTAGTCGGCAACGTACTTGTCAACCATCGACACCCGTCTCCTTGCATGGGGGGTATCGGTGATAACAAGGTCAGCGTGCCTTGTAGTCTTTGTCTGCGCTGTAGTCGCAGTTATCTGGTCAAAGAAACCGTACTTTGCGTTTACGGTCTCAACTCTTACCGCAGGCCGGAAAAGAGACTGACTCTGCTGAAACAGAATCTCAATGCCGGACTTATACTGTTGCACCATTGCCGTGGTTATCTGTGAACTCACTTTGCGTCACTCCCAGTGAAAGATTTTGTGTTGCATCTTTCGCCAGGGTGTCCTCCATAGAAGGGCCTGACTGCCGTTTTACGTCCGTGTTAGGACGGCCTGACTTTCGGCTAGCAACGGGCCTTTAGGGGAAAGGGTGTCCGTGGTGGATGTCGCTAAGCGGTGTCTACTGTTGCCTTGATACAGAACAGGTGAACTACGAAAGTACCTGCCGTTAGTGCCTGTGTCGCAACCGTGGCGGTTATTGCGCTTGCCTTCGTGGTCTTCACGAAGGATGAACCTGTCCCGTCGGGGATGATGTCGTGGCGACCCTGGTCCCACGGGTTGCCCGAATCGGCTATCGCTATCGCGCTTACAATGTCATTGGCTCCTACAACGTGTATCGCTATGGTTCCCGCATCTCCCCCTGCTGAAGTGAATGTCTTGAGAACATCCACACAACCGCCCACAACGAGCATGTTCGCCGGAACTGATACCCCAAGCGCGTGAGCCCCCACAGTCCTGTTGGCCGCCACGGTAGCGTCGAATGTGGCGGAATAGACGAACATCCCGCCGAGTCCGTCAGCCCTTGCAAGGGATACATCGTTGATATTCACCTCTGCCGCCGTAGCGGTTACGTCGGTAAGGTCAGTTGTAGATAGTGCGGCAGAGTCTGTTCCGTCATGGTCGTGACCCGTGGAAACGTCTACCAGGTCGGCAATCGCCTGTCGCAGTTCAATTGTATCCTTATCGAATGCACTTGTCAAACCCAATCACCACCTTCTTATTCTGTCGGGAACGCCTTCTCATGGAGGATGCGGAACTGCTCTACAGCCTCACGGTGTCCCGGTGACATCTTGTCGTTAAGTTTCTGTATAAAGGATGCGTCGCCCTTGAGCCTTGTAATCTCCGCCTGTGCTGATTCGACAACCGTGGTTGAATCGGGAAGGGCTTTAAGCGTGTCTTCCCCCATCATCTTGCCGAGCTTGTTGAAGAGTTTTACGATGCGTGGGTCGTTGCCCAACCCCTCATTGAGCAATTCCCTCTGCTCTTCATCACACAGCGACCTTACCGCTCTCTTGGCGACCGCTACCTCCCTGTCAAAGGCTGTACCCCAATCCTTCTTGAGTGCTTCCACGCCCTCCGTGATCTCCGCCTGCCATGAGGACTGCATCTTCTCAACGGCTCTTTCTGTGGCCTGATTCCAGAATGACAGAAGCCCGTCAACCTGCTGTTGGTTGAGTCCGCTCCTGTGAGCCGCATCCTTGAAGGACTTGAGGAAATCACCATCGGCGTTCTCCAACTCCACCTTGTATTCATCGGGAGTCTTCGGGCGACCAACGGCATCAAAGAAGGATTCCCATTCGGACGGGTCAGCGTCCTGCTTCGGGACTACAACCTTGTCCCTGCCTATCATCTTGACGGCGTTCACCAGACCCTTAGCCGCCTCTTCAACGGTCTTGTACTTCTGCACCGTTGGCTCGTTCTTCAATTCCTCCGGCAATGATTCGTACCAGGGGGTCTCCGCCGTATCCTGTATTTCTTCACCGCCGAGAAGTGTCTCTTCTGCGACAGGTGTCCCTTGTTCGGGGCTGTCAATCATTCGTCAATACCTCCGTTTGTATGTTTTCGTAACTGTCGCCAAGCATGTCTAGGATGTGCAACACCACCTCCTGAAATGCGATATTCCTGTCGGTATCCCGAAAGGACATGCCGTTGTATGGCGACTTACCCCACATGCAGTACTGCTTGATATCCTCAAGCACCCGCATTCCAGCCTCGCTTGTGAACGCTACATGGTAGTCAACCCTTAGGTCGTCTAATACACGTTTAGCCATTACATGCCTCCGGTGAGTTTATCCATGTCCATCTGTGATGCGTCCTTCCCTGCCTTTGCCGCATCCTTGGCAATAGCCGCAATCTGCGCCATCTGTTGCATATTCTGACGCTCCTGCCTTATCTGCGCCACCTGTTCGGGGTCACGTATGAGTTTCTGCGGCAACCCCGTAGTCCTCCCGATGTGCCGTGCTATCTCGTCCGTGTCGTAGTTATCGAGTATGTCGGGCACGGCTTCGGTAAACGGCCCCACCAATCCCATGGCCTTCTGTATCGCCATGATGTCGGAAGTCCTCTGCGCCCTTGCCATCGGTGACTCGTACTCAACCTTCACGTAACCCCCGGCCTGTGCTATCTGCGGAGGGGGAGGCGGTATCTTCCCACGGCGGAGGAGTATCCCGTACGCCCTCATTACCAGAGGCTCAAGGAACTCATGCTGTAGCCGTGAATAGGTCGGGCCGAGTATCCGCATGTTCTCCTCTACCCTCTGCATTACCTCCGTGGCTGTCATCCTGTCCGCACGTATCAAGTTGATGGCATCGTAGAAGAATGTGTCGTTGATGCTGTTCTTAACCTTCTCAAGCAGAGCGTCCGTGACGGGGATAGACCTTCCGTCCACTATGTAGAGCGGTTCAAGTTTCGCCGCACCCCTCGCCCTCTGGTTGATATGGGCAGGGGATGTGTTGACGGGGTTCAGGTACGACTTGTACTCCATGTCGATGGGGGGGCGTATGATTATCTCCGCCGCTTCAAGGATGTCCTTGGTCATGGCGTTGGCGGTCTTTATGTCCGGCAACCCCTCCATGCCAGGGCCTCTTCCCCATATCTCTCCGCTAGCGGTAGCCCACCGTGTAACGTAGGCGGGGAACTCGTAGTACCCCGACTCCTTCAGCAGGTGCTTCCACTGTGTCGCTATCCACACGGAAGCGAACGGCTTGTCCAGTTTGTTGTACTTGTCGTAGTCATCCTTCGGGAACACGGCGTGTATCAACTGAATCGACTCTTCGGGCTTCTTCTCCGCAAGTTCACGTATCTTGTCGTTGCATGCCTCTTCCCCAAAGTATTTCAGCGTGTTCCTCGCCGACATCTCAAACTCCCTGTGAAGCACGTCGATGTACCCCTTGTGGTTCTCAAGGACGGCGCATTGTATCAGGGGGAGCGTGTGAAACACGAAGTCCGGCCCCTCGTCGCCGTCGTTCTCCTCGTGGAATAAAACCCCCGTCCCCAGAGAGGGAAGGTCAAGGTAGAACTCGTGCGCCTTCGTGTGGAAGTTGGAGTCGTTGATAGCGTCCATGATGAGTTCGGTCACATGCTCCACCCACATGAGTATGTTGTGATCTTCCATGAGGCTGAGCGGAGATATCTTCAAGGACAGCCACTTCTGCGAAGGGTTGGTGAGCATGGAGTGAAGGGATGCGGCAAGACGGGCATTGGCACGGGGAGCCGTGGAATCGTAAATCTCCCCCCTGCGCTTTGCCCCCTTGCTCTTGAAATAAACATTGTGCCGTGGAACTATCCTGTTTGAGATCTCGTCCCAATGGGATTCCCACGGTGCACGCAGTTCCTTTATCCTTGTGTGCCTCTCAAGCACCTTTAGCACTATCGGTTCATTCATACACTACTCCCCCAACAGGGTTTTCCTCTTCACCGTTGCGGAACCCAGATCCTTTCCGGCGGTGAGTATGGTGGATTCGTAACCCTTCCTCTTTGCCGCCTTGCGCTTCGCCGCAGACTCCGCCGCAAGTTCTCCCCCTGCCGTGTCCGGCTTGGCAGGCATCTGGGGTTCGGGCATCTTGGGCGCACTCTGCCCCAGCGCCGCCACCGCACTCCCTGCCCCCACAAGACCCTGTAACCACATCAATGCTGTTTCAGCCATTAAGCCTCACCACCTTCCGTAGTCTTCCTCCCCGAAGGGGTTGAAGTCGCATACCGCCTTTACCTGCAACTCATCCTCCGCAACTGGAGGCACAACACCGAGGTTCGGATGGAACATGTTAGCCATGCAGTCGAGCATGTCGTCGTGCATGGTGATGCCCGGAGCGTATATCCCGTACTCGTTGTTGATAAAGTCCTGTACCACGTCCACCTCCACGCCCTCCCAGTTCCGGCGCACTACGCTCTCCGGCAGGAGGATGCGCCCCTCACGGAACGGGGCAAAGAGCCACGCAATACGTTCAGCCTTCGCCACGGGAATGGATAGTTCCTGTATATTGAAGACGAAGTTGCGCTTCCTCTGGACATATTCGATATGCTCTATGTCGCTCTGCATAGCGTACTTCTCGTACCCCACAAGCAGGGGCCTGTACTTGCGCACGAGGTTGAACAGTTCATCGGTGCGCTCATCGAGGTTCATCTTGTCCTTCACCATGTCGATGACCCTGTAAACCTCGTCACTGCCTAGACCGAAGACGACCATAGCCGTGTAGTCCCGCCCCTTCTTTTTGGATCCGGCAGGGTCAACCACGAGATACAGGTTCAGGTCGGTCAGGTTGTAACGCCCCGTGGCGGGGTCGGGATGCCAGTGCTTTATCCAGTCGAGGTTGAAGGATGACTCCATCGCCGCCGAGGGATTCAGTAGTATCTGACAGGCGAACGTCTGTGGCCCCATCGAAGCCCTCTTCTGCTCCAATGTCTCTCTGTTCCAGAAGAGCGGTGTCCCGTCGGGCAAAACCCCCGGACGGTGGCGCAGTATTGCCGAATGCCTGTCTATGATGGTCTTGTATGTATCCTGGAAACTCCACCGTGTGCCGATG